ACCCGCTTTACCGCCTGCTGCATGATGAGCCCAACCCTGAGATGACCTCTTTTGTGCTGCGGGAGACACTGCTCTCCCACCTCTTGCTCTGGGGAAACGCTTACTGCCAGGTCATCCGCAACGGCCGCGGACAGGTGACAGCGCTGTACCCCCTGCTCCCAGACCGCATGACCGTTGACCGGGACGAGCAGGGGAACCTGATCTATGCCTACACCAGCGCCACAGGCAAGGTGGTCACAGTGCCACCCACCAGCATCCTGCACATCCCGGGGATGGGCTTTGACGGCGTCATGGGCTATAGCCCTGTCGCCCTGGAGCGCAACGCCATTGGCCTGGGCATGGCAGCAGAGGAGTATGGCAGCCGCTTCTTCTCCAATGGCGCGACACCCTCCGGTGTGCTCACCCACCCCAATACGGTCAAGAACCCAGGCGCCCTGCGCCAGAGCTGGAACGCTGCCTATGGCGGTTCCTCAAACTCCGGCCGTGTCGCGATCCTGGAAGAGGGCATGAAGTTTGAGCGCATCTCCATGCCCAACAACGAGGCGCAGTTCCTGGAGACCCGGAAGTTTCAGGTCTCAGAGATCTGTCGCATCTTTCGCGTGCCCCCGCACCTGGTGGGTGACCTGGAGCACGCTACCTTCTCCAACATCGAGCACCAGTCGATCTCCTTTGGCATGCACACCATTCGCCCCTGGCTGGTTCGCATTGAGCAAAGCATGAACCGCGCCTTGCTCTCAGAGAGCGAGAAGAGCCACTACTATGTGCGCTTCAACATGGACGGCCTGCTGCGCGGCGCCTACAAGGAGCGCATGGAAGGCTATGCGATTGCCCGCCAGAATGGCTGGATGAGCGCAAATGACATCCGGGAACTGGAAAGCATGAACCCCATCCCCGACACAGAGGGCGGCAACGCCTACCTGGTCAACGGCAACATGATCCCCATTACAAGCGCCATGGCGCAAGCGGAGGAAAACAACAGTGAACAAGTTTTGGAACTGGGTTCGAAACGAAGATGAAACCCGCACCCTGCGCCTGGAGGGCGTGATCTCAGAAACCAGCTGGTTTGATGACGAGGTCACGCCTGCTGCTTTCAAGGCAGACCTCATGGCCCAGAAGGGTCCCATCACCGTCTGGATCAACTCCCCTGGCGGTGACTGTGTGGCGGCCGCACAGATTTACAACATGCTCATGGACTACCCGGACGATGTCACCGTCAAGGTAGACGGCCTGGCCGCTTCCGCAGCCTCGGTCATCGCCATGGCCGGCAGCCGCGTGCTCATGTCTCCTGCCAGTCTGATGATGATCCACAACCCCCTGACCTTTGCCATGGGCGACAGCGAGGAAATGAAGAAGGCGATGCACCTGTTGGATGAGGTCAAGGAGAGCATCATCAACGCCTATGAGATCAAGACGGGCATGAAGCGCGAGCGCCTCTCCCAGCTCATGGACGCTGAGACCTGGATGAACGCGAACAAGGCCCGGGAGTATGGCTTCTGTGACGAGATCATGTTCCTGCCACAGAGCGACCAGAAACACAGCCCTGAGGCCTTTGTGTACTCCAGGCGTGCTGTCACCAACTCCCTGCTCACCAAGCTGCTGGCCCGCGGCCTGTACAACGGCCCGCAGATACAAGCTGCTCCAAGCCCTGAACCCAAGCAGCCAGTGGTCCCTGAGCCACTCCCCCAACCTGAGCCCCGGATCAAAGCGGCAGACCTTGAAAAAAGGCTGTCGCTTTTAAAGTAAGGAGGAAACCATGAATCAAATCGTTACCCTGCGCGAGAAGCGTGCCCAGGCTTGGGATGCCGCCAAGGCCTTCCTGGAAGCCAAGCGCCTGCCGGATGGCACCATTGCCGCTGAGGACGCGCTAACCTATGAAAAGATGGAAAAGACTGTGGAGGACCTGAGCCGCGAGGTCAACCGCTTGGAGCGCCAGGCCGTCATTGACCTGGAGATGAACACGCCCACCTCCACGCCCGTGCTCAACCAGCCGGGGAGCCAGGAGCCCGCTGCCAAGACGGGCCGCGCCACCGAGGCCTACAAGACCGCGTTCTGGCGGGTGATGCGGCAGAAGGCCGTGCCGCATGAGGTCTTCAACGCCCTGCAGATTGGCACTGAGAGCGAGGGCGGCTATCTGGTCCCGGACGAGTACGAGCGCACCCTGATCGACCGCCTGGAGGAGCTGAGCATCTTCCGGCAATTGGCGCATGTCATCCGCACAGACTCCGGCAACCGCCTCATCCCCGTGGTCGCCAGCAAGGGCACCGCATCCTGGATTGGCGAGGGTGTTCAGTACCCGGAGAGCGATGACTCCTTTGGCCAGGTGACCATTGGCGCGCACAAGCTGGTCACCACAATCAAGGTATCGGAAGAACTGCTCAATGACTCGGTGTTTGACATCGCAGCCTACATCGCCCAGGAGTTCGCCAGGCGCATCAGTGCGGCCGAGGAAGAGGCCTTCTTCACCGGCACTGGTGTGGGGCGTCCCACCGGCGTCCTGGCTGCCACTGGCGGTGCTGAGCTGGGTGTGACCGCTGCCAGTGCTACGGCCCTGACCTTTGACGAGGTCATGGACCTGTACTACTCCCTGCGCGCGCCCTACCGCCGCAACGCGGTCTTCCTGATGAACGATGCCACGGTGAAAGCCCTGCGCAAGCTCAAAAACGGCAGCGGCGACTACATCTGGCAGCCCTCGGTGGTTGCGGGCACCCCGGACACCATCCTCAACCGCCCAGTGTATACCTCTTCCTTCATGCCGACCCTGGCCGCTGACGCCAAGCCCATGCTCTTTGGTGACCTGGGCTACTACTGGGTCGCGGATCGCCAAGGCCGTGTGTTCAAGCGCTTGAATGAGATCTATGCCAGCACCGGCCAGGTCGGTTTCCTGGCCTCTGAGCGTGTGGACGGCAAGCTGGTCCTGCCTGAGGCCGTCAAGGTGCTCCAGATGAAGAGCGCGTAAGGAGGTCACACATGGAGAACTCAACCAGGAACTTCCATGCCCATGGAGGCAATGAATGGGTGGTTGGCGGCAAGCTGACCTTTCTGCCTGGTGCTGTGGTGGAAGGCGCTGAGGGGCTCTTTGATCTGCCGGTTGGCACCGCCCCCCAGTTGCCCTACCAGGCGCCCAGCACAGCAGGCACCGTCGCAGGCCTGAAGGAGGACTTCAACGCCCTCTTGACCGCGCTTCAAGCGGCTGGCCTGATGGCACCCCAACCCACTGAATAAGGAGGCCTGCGCATGGTGGTGACAGTGGACGAAGCAAAGGCGCATTTACGCATTCAACATGACGACGAGGATGCCTATCTTGCTTCGCTGATTCAGAAGTCCCAGGCGGCTGCAGAGGATTATTGCCGGGTGCCATTTGACGAGAAGTCACCGCAGGCTGTCCACTTGGCTGTCCTGCTCATGGTGTCCCATTACTATGAGAACCGAGACAACCCTGATAAGCACATCTATCTCACCATGCGCATGGCCTTTGAAAACCTGCTCTACCCGCACAGGGATGTGCAAGCCATGTTCTAAAGGAGGGGTGCAAGGTGCGGGGATATAAAAACTTTGAGTTCAATCCACACCCGGGCAACCTCCGACACCTGGTGGAGATTGGAAAGACCGACAACACCATCAACGAGAACGGCTACCCCGAGCCCGTGGACACCGTGATCTGCAAGGTCTGGGCCTCGGCCACGGATGCCGGCAACCAACACTTCAGGGCATCTGACAGCGATAACGCAGAGGCGGTCATTAACTTCACCATCCGCCATCGTCCAGACATCAAGCCGGGGATGTGGGTGCGCTTCCTCAACGAGAAATGGCGGATCATCACCCTGGGTGAGTACGAGTTCAAGCGCCGTTACCTGGGCCTCAAAGCCTCCAATGTGAAAGGGATCAACTGATGAAACAGGTGCAGCTGGCGCTCAAGGACCTGGGTGTCCCGGTGTTTGCGGGCATCTGGCGGCCAACTGACGGCCAGCAGAACCCACCAGCCCAGTACCTGGTCTACTCGTCTACCACCAAGGAAGAAACACACTATGACGATCAGGTGATCGCCAGGCGCACCTATGTGTACTTGAACCTCTGGAGCTTGAGTGACCCGACCACAACCAAGGAGCGCGTGCGCCAGATGATGTACGCCGCTGGCTTTGGCATGGTGGAGGAAAGCGACAAGGGCTATAACCAGCCTGCCTATGACAGCCAGACGCGCTTGTTCTCGGTGCAATGGACCTGGAGCCTGTATGAGGAGGTTCAAGATGGCGGTTGAACTGCGTGGGTTTGATGATCTGCAGGATGACCTGATTAACATGGCAGCTGCCCTGGAGCAAGGACCCGGGGTCACCCGCGCGCTGCAGGCAGGTGCTGCGCCCATTGAGCAGCAGATGCTCCAAAACGCGTCCAGGGATCCCAAGATCATCTCCGGTGATCTGCATGGCTCAATCCACACCGGGAGCGTAAAGAAACGCCAGGGCGGTGGGAAGCGGATCACCATTGGCGTACACCACAAGGAAAAGGGCGCGTTTTATGCAAACCCGGTAGAGTTCGGGCACGGAGGCCCGGCGCCTGCACCAGCGCATCCCTTTGTACGGCCTGCCTTTGATGTGAAGGCGCCGGAGGCCTTTGAAGAAATGAAGCGCGTTTTGCGCGACGAAATCACAAATCAATAAGGAGGTTGGCTATGCCAGCTACTACATCGCCCGTCGTATCCAGTACGGTGGGCTTAAAAAACATGGTCATTGCACCGCTCACCTCGGACGACCAGACCGCTGTTGTCTATGGTCCGCTCCAACTCGTGGCCGGCGCCATAGAGGCGTCCATCACCCCTGAGAACGCAGACCCGGATGTTCAATACGCGGATGACATTGAGTTTGATGTCCTCTACCCGGATCCCGAGCTCTCCTTTAAGACCAGGATGGCCGACATCCCGCTGCAGATCCAGGAGATGCTCTTTGGCAACCAGATTGATGACAAAGGCGTCCTGATCCGCTCTGCTTCTGACAAGCCGCCCTACTTCGCTGTTGGGTTCATGTCCGAGAAGTCCAACCACAAGTTCCGCTATGTCTGGCTGTACAAGGTCAGGGCCAAGCCTGTGACAGAAAACTACGCCACCAAGGAAGGCGGGACCATTAACCGTCAAAACGGCGAGGTGGAATGGACAGCCATCAAGCGCACCAAGGACGGTCGCTACCAGGCCATTGCCGATGAGGGCGAGAATGGTTTCACTGCCACCATGGGCGAGACCTTCTTAGCGACGGTGTATGAGCCCACGTTCACCGTAACCCCCTAAACAATCAGGCAGCATGACCTAGGTGACCATGCTGCCTGTGTTCTTTACTAGGAAAGGAGATTGTAATGGTTACTTGCACCCTGGGTGAAAAGAAGTATAGCGTTGACTTCATCTCCGGCCGTGCACTTCGAGAGATGGAACCTGCCTCCCGGATGTATGGGAAGCTGGTCGCCTTGTCCAAGGCAGCGGTGGAAGGCAAGGATGTATCCGATGAAAAACTGACAGTCCAGGAGGCACTGGACACCATGGTCAAGTGGTTTTGCATCCTCTTTGGAAATCAGTTTCACCCTGATCATGTCTATGACCTTTACCCTGCTGATCGCCTCATGCACGACATTGCCCTGGCCATCATGGCTGTGCAGTCCCAGACCACTGAGGTATTGGATGCTTTCCCTACCAAGCCGGTGACACAGGAAGCAGAGGAACTGTTGGCGCAGACCATGCCCAGGCCCTGACGTTGCCGGAATACATCTATGAAACCTACAACATCCTGCTCAAGGCGGGTTGGCGAATGCACGAGATTGATCAGATGGACATGCTCGGGTTCCTAAAAGTGCGCGCCTGGGATGCGCAAAGGGAACAGCAGCGCCTTGAACCAAAGAATACCTTCATTGATGAGGTCTGGCCAGGACTTACTCCTTAGGTGTCCATAGCAGGGTATTATGGTTCCAGTTGTATTGCCACGGCAGGTTCTCTCTACTTGAGCCGTATAAAGGCTCTAGAAAGCCCTTAATTAAGGAGAGTGTTTCTGAGAAACCCTTTTGTGTAATTCTTGTCCTCTGAACAAAAGCTGCCCACTGGCGCTGTTTATCATGATCCTGACTGAAGCTCTCTGTGAATATGGCCAGCACCTCAGGCATTTGTGTATCACGACGAACAAAAGTTGATCGAATAGCTTGCTGCAGAACATCACCATCGAAGTCTTTTGTAACTGCCAACATAGAAATGTCGAAAAAATCCTTCATCCGGCTGTTTGCATAAGCTAGGTCAACCATGGCATGGAACTTCTCGGAAATAACAGATTCCAGAGAATAGGCATTTAGATGGATCTCTGATGTGTCAAGCAATACTGGATACGTCATGCTAATGGGATTTGGTGTTACCACATCACCAAACCCGATATCAATATGCACCCTGCCTTTTGTGCGATCAAGAAATGCGTTGATGGTCAGGCTTATTCCTTGGTAGGCTGCCTCTTGTGTGATTGGGCTAGCC